GCTAATTGATAGATAACGTTTGGATATACTAACGGAGAGATATCATTGGCCTTAAATTTGCACACAATATTATACGGTACACTTGTTACATCAAAAACAACAAAGGCTGAATAGTCTATATCAACGCCTCTTGATGTATCAACTACAATAACATATTTGTGTCTTTTTTCAGCGTTTTTATATATATCAACGTTGTTAGATGAATGAATCGGACTAATGTATGTTAATCGTTGCAGAACCTTACCATCAATGAGAGTATTTGACGAACCTAGGAATTCACATTCAAACTCCTGTGAGAATTGTCTTTCTGAAGTATTATCAATAGTTTCTTCACGCCATTTGGCTGTTCTACCAGGTACATCTGACCAATGTACAGAAACTCTTTCATATCTATTTCTACCTTCCTCTGAATCTGACCAGAGTTTGTAAAACATATTCATCCCGTTAGGAGTCGATGTAATCAGAATTTTTGAGGTTTGACCAGATGAGATTGTAGGATAAACTGAGGAGAAGAATTCTTCTTGGATATTATTAGGCACGAATGCAAATTCGTCAAGGTAGATTAGATTAAATGAATCACCCCGAATTGCAGTAGAGGAGGTAGAGGATGCTAGGATTTTTGATCCGTTTTCTAATTCAATATTACCTTTGTTCCATTGAACTACGCCTTGCTGAAGCCATCTAGGTAGATGTTCAAAGGCTAGCTGAATACGAGATAGAATTTCACGAGACTGCTTTTCTTTGTTAGCAAGAATAGCAATCTTATATGTATCATTGAACAGAACATACCATAGCAAGAGTGCTGCAACAGTAGTAGTCTTACCAACCTGACGAGGCATCTTACAAATAACGAAACGATTTGCTATTGCAGTCTTAACCATTTCTTCCTGGAATGGCCAGATTTCAAATGGTACTAGACCTTTGTCAATATTAACAATCTTAATGTAAGTCTTAATGAAATATACAGGATCTTGAGAGCATTTTGCATATTCTCGGATTTGCTCGGCGTCCCAACCAAGATTCACACCAGAACGTTTTAGATTTTGATTGCCTAGATAATTATTTTTATCCGACATCTTTATTCCTAATCATCTTTAATAGATCAGCTGTTGAACCTACAAAGAGATTATTGTTAACAGTATCTGGTCCATCTTTATCTTCGTGCTTCAATTCTTTTTTCTTTTTATGGAGTTCAAGAAGATCTTTATTAGCTTCACGCTGCGTATTAAGAAGATTTGCTACAACTTCAAATGCTCTGGGATGTTGACTTTGTTTAGCAATAGAAAGCATTTCTTCTATAGCGTCAGAAGTATTTTTAATGGTATCGTACATCATATCTCTGACATACTTAATATCATTATCAAGTTCTGTACTAACGTTTTGTGTTTCTTGATGTATAACTAGATTATTTTCTTTAATTGTCGGAGTGATATTTAAGATATTAGCTATACGATCTTTACCACTGTCATTGCTCATCTGCATCTCTTACATAATCCACTATAAAGCCATACGCATCTGAAGAACCAATATTTGCTATTGGTATAGATGTTGCCACGTTAGATGTTGGTTGACCATTAGCAGTCAAACCCGGCCTAATATATATGTGTTCTTGAATTGCAGTATGTCCGATATCTGCTGAAGTAATATTACTGCCTTCTGTAATTTCAAAATTAACAAAGACTTCTTTAATAATCTTGGCTTCATTGGTAGGTCCATATAGAAAGCCCTTCATAGTAAAATCTAAAGTCCATAGGACAAATTCCTTAGATGTAAATTCTCCTTCATAGACTTCTTCTTGATTAACACTATTAAGTATTAAAGGTAGCGTTGTATTCCCATAGTTCATTTCAGGAATAAGATTTGCTGATACATTAAGCACTGGAGTAAAGAATGGTATGATTTGCTCGACAATTCTAAGAGCATCATCTGAATTTCTGCAAATTATAGAGAGACGAAATCCAATATTATATGGTACTGGATTGTTCTGAACATGCAGATTACCCTTGTGAGAAGATCCTGTAGTATTTCTGGCTAAAGAATTTAGCTTTCTATCAGAATCATATCGAACATCTGTAATCTCAAAGGCCATACGTGGATAGACTAAAGATACCGGCCGCAGTTGATCGGGATTTTGAATATCCCTAGTTAGATATCTTTCCTTGGGACCATAAGCAATAGGAACCTTGATGGTCTTTACAGTATTGTCATTTGAATCTACTCGGTTGATATAGACATCATTAAATAGCGTACCAAAGATGGTTACGTATTTTCTTATCAATCCAAAATACCACGTTTTACCTAACATTATATTACTCGCTAAATGGATTTGCGACTGAGAAGTCTATTAAGTTACCTTGATTCTCAAAGAAGAAGTTTTGAGTAGTTTCATCAATGGTATCTGTCTCATAATCTTCTATGATAATTCTGTTACCATCTTCTGTGGTAATGAAGTATGCAGAGTTTTCTGTTTCTAATCTATAACCATCAGTAGCAAAGCTATATTTAGTTTCAACAGTATCAATCTCTTGAACACCAGTATCAATAGTCTCATCAGAGTAATTAAAGCGCTCACATTTCAATTCAAAGAATTGAAGAGAACCGGTTTGATAAAATGTAGATTCATGCTCTACAAATTTAACTTCAAAGATAGCATTTGGAATTGGGAAGAAGATTAGATCGCCTTCGCGCGGTCTAAGAATATCATATATCGAACCAATATCCTCAGAGAATCTAGAACGTGCTACACAGAATGTGATTTGGTCAGCCATAGTGATGCCAAATTTAGACATCATATCGCCTTCGCCCTGCCATCCTTCAAAATTCTTGATATACATTTCAATATGAATTGCATTATTAAATTCAGAAGTAGGATCTTCTAGAAATAATTTATCAACATTTGGGGTAGTACGTGGGCAATAGATTACATCTACACCATGAATCTTAATCATCTCTACAGTCAGATCGTTAAGGAGTCTTTGCTCTGAGACCTGATTATAATTATTGAAAAAGAAATTGGTTGTGGGCATATACCTATCCTGTAATTGATAGACTATTTATAGTCTTACATCTATCATTATGGTATCTTCCAATATTACCAGGATTTCCTATAGAAAAACACATAAAAGTATGTCGGTCATCCTATCATATCTGAAACGGGCAAGCTATAGCTGTTTATCATTTCGTGTTCTAGCTTTTCAATTTCTGTTACAGCATCGTTATAGATTTTCTCGGCATTAAATTGCTGCCCGCCAGGAAGACTTATGCCTCTATATTTTGTTAGATTTGATCCCCACTGTTGCTTGATCATTGCAGTAGAATATCTTTGCAACCAGCGATCATTCCAAACATTAGAATATACTGCAGGATCTACTATCTGATATGCCTCAACAACGATGTATTCGCCAACATTGATTCTGTTCCAGTCCATATCAATGGCTAGACGATTCATATGACGATTAAATCTAATTGGCTGTTCACCTACCAAAAGCTGTTCTAGGAATTGAATGTGCTGCATGGCCATGTAATATGGAACCATTGTTGTAGATGTTAGATCATACAGATCATTTAGAGCAATCTGATAACGGATATTAAAAAGATTATTTGTAGAGAGTGACATACCAATTGGAAAGATTCTTACGGCTCCAATGATATTCTCTGGGAGAGTAATATACTTATTGGCCTTGTCTTCTAGTGTAACTGGACCGTACTTGTAATACTGCTTTTCTGAACCATCAAAGTGATAGTCCCAGTAATATTTCAAGGAGTCTTCAATACGATCCTCTACCTGATCATCATCTACGTTAATTTCAATTACAGGTGCACCTAAGCGGCGAAGGCAATAAGCTTTAAATTCTGATCTAGTGGTTGGGCCGGCCATGTAATACTCCATTGATATAAGATATTTATATTTCATGGCAGCTAACAAGCTGTTTATATCAATAATTAAGTTAGTATAGACTAGTGGACAGTATTAGTCTTCTGTTGTTGTTTCGGTAACTGTGATGCTGTTGTTTACATTGTATGCATCTCTATCAGAGAAAAACTGCTTTACAGAATCTTCAGATGTAAATTGTGTGTAGATAGCACTATTTGGAAAAGTTCTAAGCGTAGTTGCAGTTAATTCATCTTCTGATACTGTTCTTGTGCTTACTAAATTATTAGCAGAAATATATGTCGTGACTAAATCTTTAAATTGCTCTCCAATAGTATTAGATGCACCAAAAAAATCAATCGAAGTATTTGATCGTACTGTAATTGTTGTCAGAGTAGTCATTATTTTTCTCCGCTAAATGTTTGTATAATTCATAATCTTCTTCATACATATTTATAATTTCTTTTCTAAGGCATTGCGATAAAGATTCTATCTTGTTTGAATTATAACTTCTATGTCTAGGTAAATTTGATATTTTTTTATTAAGATTATCATATAATATAATATTGTTTATAATCTTATTATCATGTTTTAGCCAATTAAGTTGAGGCTTTCCTAATCTTTTAAATAAATTATCATCATGTTGTATTCTTAGATATTCTCTGACGCTATCGTTTATATCTTTATCAGGAAATTTCATACGTGTAAGACTAATAAATCTTTCTACGGGATTTCTAATAACACCGAATATATTAAACTTTTCTATTTGTTCAGTACTAAGAACTTTGTTTAGTAAAGCATCATTCAAATTCCAATGCGTTATTATTTCATACTCTGGAACATTATATGATTCGCTGAAAGCTTTCT